CCACCAAAAAATAAGCCTGCTGTTTGTATTCCTGCAGCACCACCAAACATTCTTGATGTATTTATTTCCGCAATTTCTGTCCAGCTAGAACCATTCCATGATTCAACCGCATCTGTGGTTGGTGGAGTATTACCGCCAACTGATAAACTAGCAGTTGATGTTCCTATTGGACCCATTCTTGTTCTAGCTGTATTTAAATCTGATACTTCAGTCCAATTTGTTCCATCATAAAGTTCTGTGTTATTAACAATTGTAGTTGTATAACCACCAAACATTAAAGCAGCAGTTTGAATTCCAGTGCCGCCAACTTGATCTCTACCTGTATTTACATTATTAGCATCAGACCATGAGGATCCATCATAATGATATGAAGTTGCAACTCTTGCGGTTGTGCTTGTTGCTCCAGAAAACGCTACACCAGCCGTTTGTGTACCAGCGTATCCGTGTGCTGATTTAACAGTTGGTAAAGATCCACCTGTTGCCCAAGTTCCTGTAGGGACTGGTTGTTGTATAACTTTTAAAACATTAGATGTAGTATTAAAATAAACTTCACCTAAATTTAATTGTGAAAATGTTGAGGATGCTGTCCATTCTTCTGTTGCTGTTGTACCTGGCCAAGAACCTGGGTAACCACCAAATGCTAAAGCTGAAATAGAAGTTCCAGCACCACCTAGTGCTGATCTAGCTGTTGCCATATTATTAACTTCTGTCCATGCACTACCATTCCAAGACTCAGTATTTCCTGTTGTAGCAGGTGCTGGTGTCCCTCCACCAAATATAATCAGGTCTGTATAAAGTCCTGCTGCTCCTATAGCACTTCTTATTGTGTTAACATCAGAAACTTCTGTCCAGCTCGATCCATTCCATTCTTCAACACTTGCAACTCTATTGGGATGAGGATCATTAGTATCTCCACTTGCTGCTATAGAAGCAGTTTGTGTTCCTGCTGATCCCATGTAACTTCTACCTGTGTTTAATTCATTAACTTCAGTCCACGAAGAACCATTCCATGATTCTGTTTTATCATCAGTAGAAGTAGGAGCACCTCCAAAACTTAATGCTGCTGTTTGTGTACCTGTTCCATTATTCTGGTATCTAGCAGTATTTAAATCATTTACCTCTGTCCAAGAAGAACCATTCCATGATTCTGTTACATCACCTCCAGAATTAAATGATGGTGCAATACCACCAAAAATTAATCCAGCAGGTTGAGTTCCTGCTACTCCTATTTCTCGTCTAGCTGAATTTATCTCATTAACTTCTGTCCAACTCGTTCCATTATATGACTCTACAGCATTTGTATTTACGTTGGGAGGATAATCAAAACCACCAGCAGCTATAGCTGCTGTTTGAGTTCCAAAACCAGTCACTATACGACCTGCATTTAAATTACCACTAGATGACCATGATCCTGTAGCTGCCTGTGATGCAGCAGAATCACTAGTAACATGCTGGACTTTTAAACCATGAATACCTTTATAAGTCGTCATTTAATTATTCCTTATGGTAAATTGTATTTAACTGGTCTTGGATTTCTTTCTTTTTCTTCATCTGATAAAGCATCCCAATTAGCTTGTGCAGATTCTATTTCTCCATCTACAATAGCTTGTGCTTCTTCTTTTGTTTTAAGTGTTCCGCCAATTTTGCCAATCCATTGATCGCCAAAGATATTGTCATCAACAACCCAAACATTACCAGGATGACCTGCAAGATACATCTGTTTTCTTTCTTCGTGAGTAAAAAAATCTTTACCCCAGTTTTCTTTAACAGTATATTTATATGCCATAGTTTCCTCCTTTTAATTGTTTATACATCATTTTTTAACTCGTTGTTACCTTTTTAAGTGTGTGTGCTAATGTCCATTCTTCAGTTGCAGCAGTAGATGGAGGAGGATTAGACCCCCCAAAATATATTGAATTATTTGAATCTCCTGTTGATCCACCAGCACTTCTACCAGTAGATAAATTACCTTGTTCAGTCCAACTTGTACCATTAAACGATTCTACATTAGCTGAATTTGGTTCGCCACCAAATGATAATGCAGAAGTTGTAGTTCCTTTTTGTCCAAATCCATGTTCTGTGTGAGTATTATTCATATCAGGAGCTTCAGTCCAAGCAGAACCATTATAAGTATGTGATTGTTGTCCATTAGAACCAGCAGGAGTATAACCACCCTCAACTATTGTAGCTGTTGTAGTTCCTGCTGCACCAGCATTGGCTACGATAGTAGGATAGTCAGACTCTTCTGAAAAAGAAGAGCCATTATAACTGTAAGTTTCAACTGTTTGATCTCCATAGGGATAAGTAGAACCACCAATAAAAATTGCAGCAGTTTGAGTTCCTGCTGGAGCTACTCTAGCTGCCTCTCTAGGATAACTTCCCCCTGTTGTCCAAGAGCTTCCATCCCATTCTAATAATGTTGACACTCCAGGTGAAGGGTTTAAAGGTTCTCCACCAAGTGCAAATCCTGCAGTAGCTGTTCCTCCAGCTCCTATATCTGATCTTGCAGTTGGTATATCTGTTGTTTCTGTCCAAGCCGATCCATTGTAAGATTCTACATTTGCTTTAGCAGGTGTTGCACCACCTACAGCATAAGCTGTATTGTATGTTCCCATACCTCCTTGCATTCTATATCTAGCAGTATTTAAATTGCCACCAGAAGCCCAAGCTCCTGCTCCTAAAGTTTGATATTTAAATTGTCCATCTGATGTATTGTAATATAATTGACCCTCCCAAGCTGACGGATAAGCTGTAGGTGGATCGCTGTCATAGCATTTTACTGCTTGTCCACTTATTTTTTTATAATTAGCCATTACTTATCTTTTAATAGCCAACCATTCGTGTCATCTACAAAGACTAATGTTAATCCTGCTCGTTCTACAGCAACAGTTAAATCTTCAGCAGTACCCATAATTGGTTTGCTATTTCTACCTACAGTTAAATTGTTAGTGTCAAATGTTGCTGCATAATCAACAAAAGTAACCTCATCTCCTAATGACGGAGAAGCAGGTAATGTTGCTGTAAAAGCTCCTGATGTTGTATTACAAAAATATCCCTCTCCTGCTGCTGCTGTAAATCCTGATGTTTTAATTGTTTGCCAAGATGTACCACCTGCTGCAACACCCCATGATAAAACTCCTGATCCATCTGTTTTTAAAACTTCGTCAGCATTACCATCTGATGTTGGTAAAGTTAATGTGTAAGTTGCAGACGCAGAGTGTGCTGGTCCTTTAATTGTTACACCATGTGAATTATTTTCACAATTAAATCTTATTGCACCTGGATTTGTATTTCCTACAAGTTCTGTATATCCAGTTCCATTTGGTGTTAATTGAATGTTTCCGTTTGCTGCATCTACAATCGTTATGTTTCCAGAGTTTGTTCCCTCGTTTGTATCTAAAACTAAATCAAAAGCACCTTTAGAAGTTACAGTAGCTGCTGCTGCTCCTGTTCCTACAACTACTTCTCCTGTACCTTTTGGTTTAATATCAATACCAACATTAGAGTCGCCACCTGTTGCTTCAAATATTGGATTATTTCCTGTAGCTGCGTTTGTAATGTCAAATTGATTTACTGCTGATGCTGTTGTTTGAAATATAATTTGTTCGTTTCCATTTTCATCTGCAATAAAATGTGCATCATCAATTAAAATGTTAAAAGAATTTGTATCTAAATTTGCTCCTAATTGTGGAGAACTATCATTTAATAAATCTGATGCTACTGTTGAATCTATAAAATTTACTGTGTTTGCAGATGTGTTAATATCACAAAGTGTAATACTGTCTGATCCGTCATAATATTTAAGTGTGTGTGTTCCTGATGATGAACTATCAACCCATATACTTCCAGCAGCTAAACTGCTTGGAGCTGATGTGCCTAAATTGTGAGTATTTATTGCACCTAATATATTATTTAATTCTGTACGAAATGCACTAAAACCCTGATTTGCTAAACTATAATCTGATACTGTACTCATATTTTACCTATTCTCCTTTTATATCATTAACTTGCAGATTTCAAACCAAAACCTTTTGCAACATAATCAAAAGTTCGGTTTTGTGCCGACCCTGAACTATTGTAAAAAGTAATAGTAAATCCTGTCTTTGTTTTACTTGTTATAGCATAAAAATCTCCAGTTGCCATGTTTTGTGCAGCTATACCTACTGCTGGAGAAGCGTAAAAAGCATTATCATAAGTAATTGCTTTTGCACCTGCACCTGATGCTACATCTTCTTCACTTTCAAAACGCTTTTCTAAAACAAGTTTAATTTGCATTTTACTTACTTCTGGTCTTGATTTATTATCATCACTCGTTAATTTCAATCTAAATTTAAAATATCTACCTTTAATCGTAGCTTGTTGTGAAATGTCTGTAAAAGTAGATATGGCATCTAATGAACTTGTACTAGAACCTACCTGTAAAAAAGCATTACATTGTGTACCTGATGATCCATCAAAAGGACCAGGAGCATCGTCAAATAAAGTAGCTCCTCTTCCAGCGTCAAATAAATCGTATAAATCGTTTGCTATCATATCAATCGTAGTTTGAAATGTAGCATCATAAATAGCATCTAAAGAGATCGTATTACCGCCTATATAAAATCCTGATGATTCTATGTTAGCTGTATTGTTTGTTGGATTAGATGTTGTATCTGTACCACCTAAATCAAAGTCTCCCTCTGCACTATCAAAATTACCTACTGTAGAATCAAAAAATGTAATCGTATCTAATGTTGCTATTTCTTCATCATCACTATTCATACCTTTGACACAATTAGTATCAAAAGTTCCGCTAAACGTAGTCTCTTCATTTATTGTAGATATAGGTGCAGAGTAATGTTCTAATCCTGATATATTACTATAAACAATAGTTTCATTATCTGATTCGTTTCCTAACTTATCTACTGCTTTAATTAAAAAAGCACCTGTTCTAGCATTGATTGTAACACTATTAGATTTTCTTCTTGCTACTTGTATTAAGTTTGTAGAGGCATTCCAACTAGCTCCGCTTGTTACATCTTGATAACGTATAGAGTAAAAACTTATGTCTAAATCATCAACAGGTGTCCATTGTAATTGCAGGGAGTCAGAACCTACTAATGATACTGCTAATGTAGATACGTCTGCTGGTGTTTCTGTTGCACCAACTATTGTTCTTGTATTTGATGTATAAGTTGATGATATTCCTAGTGCATTAATACTTTTAACTCTTACTGTATATTCTACATCATCTACAACGTTAAGCATTTCATAATTTAATTGTGTACCTTTACCTAATATCTTAAAATCACTTTCTGATGTTTGTTTAGCTTCTACTTGATAGTATTGCACAAATTGGTCTGTACTAGCTCCTACTAATACATTTAATCTTGTTATTACTGTTCCGTCAGAATACTCTACTAACTCATCTGTTAATGTAACTGATGCTGGTGCTACTACACTAAATGGATTTGGTAATGATGTGCTTGGTGTTGATGCTACTTCTGCTTTTGATGCCCAAGTAAAATGTGAATCTTGGTGTTCAATAAGTGATAAAGTAACTGTGTAATCTTCGTTAAATGTCATTGCGACAACTCTAAAGTTTTTTGAACTAAATCCTAAAGAGGCATGTGTTACTGCTACTATATCTGCAATCGCTAAATCATAAGCATCTCCACCACAAGTAATACTTAATTTTAATGCTTCTCTTGATCTTCTTAATATAATCTCTGCCATCTCTTCTGCTTGGTAAGGAGAAGTCAATGTCTTAAAATCAAATCTACCCTCTAATAAAAAACCACCATCAGCAGTTTTCATTGTTGCGTGTTGGTCAGCACTTGTAAGACCACTATCGTCTATTGGAGGAAATTGCACTTCATCAACTTGGTAGTTCCTAGCAGGATTGACAAAGCTACAGATTACTCTGTTATATTTATTACCTTTATCTTCACTTTGTAGTGAGTAACCACCAATAATATCATCTTCTGTTAATGTAATAGAAGCAGAACCAGTTGTCTCAATAATTAAATTATATTTACCCTCTGTAAATGGTAAATAACCTCTGCAACCTTTTAATAGTTCTCTTACATTTTCTAAAACTTTTTGTGATGTATCTAATACTGCATTTGTGTCAAAAATATTTATGTCTGAACCACCTGAATATGGAGTAACATTAGTATCAGCTACAGTTGATGCAGTATAAAAACTTGGAATGTCAATGTCTGTTATTGCTAAACCTTTTCCATATCTTTCGTTAGTTAAATAATCTAATAAACACCATGCTGGGTTAGAAGAAAAAGCTGCTGTCTGTGCAACTGAACTTGAATTATAAGCTACTACTTTCTTACCTTGCACTACCGCTTGAACTTTTGGTATGCCAGAAAAAGCATCTTGATTCCAAGTGAATCTTAAAGCTAAATAAGCAATACCTCTTAATCTATGATTTGATCCCCAACTAGATAATGTTGATAGTAATGTAGATGCAGATTGTGAGTCAGAACCATAATGAGGTTCTACTGTAATTAAACTAGCACTATCTTTGTAAAAATTACCATCGCCACTTCCAACTGTTCTTTGTGTATTATCTGCTAAATCTCCTGACCATGTTATTGCTTTGTCATCAACTCTTATTTCTGTAATATCATTTATTTCTCCCTCTCCTAAAACAATAGCCATATATAAATAAGTATTATCTGTTCCTGACGTTTCCATAAATACTCTTGTTCCGCCAACCATTCTTGTACCATAGATAACAGGTATAGAAGCATCGTTAGATTGTTTGTTTAATAATATACCTTTTTCAAAATCGTCAAAATCTGTTGTACCAAAATCAGGTATATCTACTTTTGGAGCTAACCAAGATAATGCTTTTGTTAATATTTTAATTGGAGCAGTAATTATCTTTGTTACACTGTTAAAAACTGATCCAAGACTACTACCCCAACCCATTATGCTCTACCCCACTTAATATCTTGTACTGTTTGACTAGAAAAATTCATACCTACGTCAGCACTAAAAAATCTTTGTTGTGATGTATTATTTGTTTTACGACCATTTGTTTTTTCAAAGTCTGCCCAATGAGATACGATTCTTAAATTAACACTAGACGCTGTTTCTGTTTCACTTATATTAAATGTATCTATTGTGCCTTTGTAAATTAAAAAAGGATCAGCTATCAAAGCATTACTATCATTAAGAAAACCTCTATACATTGTAAAAGCATCATTAACGACATTCTCATTTAATACAGTTGATATAAAAGTTTGATCTGCACCTGATAATGTAAAGTCCAATGATTGTTTTGTTATATCTGTTTCTTCTGAAAAATTAGAGATACCCATAATAAAACTTGATTTAGTATAAGTAACTGATGAACCTGATACGGAAGATGTTAAGCTAAAAGAACAGTCTGTAATATTAACAGGAGTGCCAAAGCCGATAGTAATAAGATGTACTGGTCGTAGCTCACTTGTTGCTAGTTCCGTCTTTACTGCTGATGTTAGACTTCTTGTCATGTTGCTCGTATGTTCTCCGTTTTACTTTAATGTTATCACTTACTATATATTTTGCATTTTCACTTGGTGTTTCATATATACCCAAGTTGTTTGTTTTAAAATTAATTTCTTTTTCATCAATAACCTCTTCTGCTATCATATCTACATTGATCCAATGTTTTACTAAATATTTCATTATAACGCTTCTTCAACATCAAACTCAAACTTGTATAATATATTACCATCCTTATCTGCACCAACAGAACCAAACTCCTGTATATCACTTGTTAAATAAACTGTTATAGCAACATCATCATAAGTAACTCCTGAATTGTCTGCTATGTCAGCAACTAATGGTGGTTCTATTGTAACTGTTGCAGCGTTACTTGAAGATGTAACATCGCTAACTACCATATAAACTTTAGTGTGCGAGGCAAACTTAATTAAGTCTCCCGCTTTAAATCTACCCGCACCATCCCCAGAGAATCCGTCCATTGCAATCGTTGTATCTCCTGCTGTTTGATTGCCATTAACTAAAACACTTCCTGTTTCACTTCCTCTTGCATCTTCTATTTCTGGAGGAACAATCGTAAAAGTTTCTTTACCACTTCTTTGTTTAACAATAAAAGCCATCAGCTCTCCATAAACACCTGATCTGGTTCCTGTAATAATAGAAACTGTAAATCCCCATCGTTGTCCATCTACTTGTCTTGCTAATCTTTTTCCACTATCTGATTTTGAGATAATAGTATTTTGTATGGACTTAAAGTTCATTGTTTCAAATTTAGAACTTGATATTGGAAATGCACCACTCATTAAATTAAGTTTTTAGCTCCTCTCTCATTTACAGCTTGGTTAATAATATTAGATATTGTTCCTCTGTTTTGTATTAATGCTTCTTGGAATCCTCTTGTGTCAATAGCATTAACTGTAAAATTAACATTAACAGGACTGCCACCAACACCTCTAGCAGATTGTGTAATTTGTCCTGTTTGATTAGGTACAAATAATTCTGGACCACGTTCTCCTACAATAGTTGGTCTGCCTTTTGATACAGCTCCACCTTTACTAAAAAACATAGATGCAATATTTAATGCTGTTCCTAAATTAGAAGATGATCCTCTTTTTGCTGCGTTTTGTTTTCTTATTGTATCAAGAATTTTAAGTTCTAAACCATATCGTTTTAAGACTTGTTGAAATTGTGTTTTTTCTAAAAACACTTGTAGTGCAATTTTAGCTGCAATCTCAATCATTGTTGATAATACTTTAATTAATATTTGTTGTAAAAAACCTCTAAAAGCATCTGCTAAATTTTTGCCTAATACTATACTTTCAGCAATACTTTTAGATATAGATTTAATGCTACTGTCTATAAGAGAAAATAATTGTTGAGCAACATTTGTAAGTTTTTTAAGAGTTTTATCGTTTAATTCTGCTATTTGTTCTAATATTGTTTTTGTTTCAACAAGAGCTGTATTTAGTTTTTGATCTGCTGCTTTTGCTCCTCTACCTATTGCATCAGGAACATTGTCAATAGCTCTTTTAAACTCTTTACCTGTTAAAAATTCTAATGCTTGTACTACTTTACGAATAGCAAATGCTACTCCTCTTACTGCTGCTGCAAATGTTTTTACTGCAAATGCAAGAGTTTTACCAATAGCAATAGCAACCATTTCAAAAGTTTCTGCATTATCTTCTACAAATTTATTTAAATCAGAAAATGCTTTTTTTAGTTCATCAAAAAATTGTGCGTCTGCAACATTCTTTTTAAATGTAAAAAGTTTATCGCCTAACATTGATAAAGTACCAGTAAATGTAGTTGCTAATTCTTCTGTAGCACTACCAAATTTACCTCCTTTACCAAATACTTTTTCAAATGCTTTTACAGTATCTTCTGCTGTTACTGTTGCACCAGCTTTAAAACCAAGCATTTGTCTTACACCTTTTTCTCTAAAAATGTCTGCTGCTGCTATACCACCTGCAAATGATCTCTGTATTTGTTCTGCTGCTACGTTAAAATCTATTCCTGTTACTGCTGCTACGTTACCAGTAATCTCTAATATTTTAGATAGTCTGTCTGCGTCTCCTGCTACAACTGCTAGATTACCAGATGCTGCTTGAATTTGCTCTAGTGAGAAAGGAACTCTACCAGCAAATTTAGCCATTACATCAAATGCTTTTGCACCCTCTTGTGTGCTTCCAAATAATTGTTTTAATCTTACTTGTAAATCTTCAACACTTCTTCCAGTTGATACAAATGATTTAATTACAAGACCAGCACCTAAACCTACAAAAGCTCCTTTTAAAGAAAACACAGCATTTTTAAGACCAGCTAATCTACCTCTTACGCCATTAAGAGCTGCTTTAGTCTTATCTTTTGCTAGTATGTTTATCTTTAAATTTTGTGCCATTACTTATACGTTCCATGTTTGGCTATTCTTGCTTGTCTTTCATGTTCTTCATTTTCAAGCATAAAATAACCTAACCAATGATTATACTCCCATACTTCCATTTTTAAAAGCTGGGATAATGTTATTTTTAATCTATCTGCAACGATAAGTAAATTCTTTAATTCAGGATCGGAGTTTAGTTTTTTTTTACTTCTAGTGGACTTATAGCTGCTACCATTTTATTGGCAATGGTGGCTAATACATCTGCATCGGTTTTGTGCATTAAAGGAATTTTATCTTCTAATGAAAACATCTTTTTGCCATCCTTATCAAGAGCTTTCATAATAAGAATATCTGCTAACAATGACACATCGTTTAAAGAATCAGACTTTTTTAATAATCTATTCTTTTCAGCTAAAGTAATTGGATTCCAGTAAATAACAGTAGGTTTGCCATCATCATCTTTCCATTCAGGTACTTCAATAGATTGAGTGCCTAAACTCTCAAAGTGTGATTTGGCTCTGTCAATAACTGACATAAATTAATATTAAGCAGTTCCTCTTGTTAATGTGCCTGTGCCTTGAAAAGTAACTGATCTTGTAGTTATTGCATCTAATCCAACATTAACACTCATACCTGTAATAATTCCTGAACCTGAAAAAATTTCATCTCCTGAACCATCACCCTCTGGACCTAATACAAAAGAAATTGAAGTTCCAGCAGTTAATGTTTGTTGTGGAGAATCAGTTTCATCATAACTCATTTCTAAAGTTCCTGAAAATGATGTTCTTCCAGCTACAAATGATTTAGTTGCATCTGATAATTGAGTATCTTCTACAACATCAGCAGTTGTTTCAAGTGTGTAACCAGTCAATTCTCCTATACCAGTTCCACCCGCTTTAACTACGCCCTCTTTTCCGAAGTGTGTTGCCATTTTTTATTTTCCTTTTTTGGTTTATCTTGTTTGTCTTGTTCTCGCTTATAACCAAGAGCAATAAAATTTTCAAGTTGAGTTTCGTTAATTGTAACTTCATGCCCATCTTTGTATAATTTAATATCTTTAGCCATAATAAATCCTTTTACTACTTATCTTCTTCATCGTCAATATCTTCATCGTCAAAATCTTCTTCTTCAATGTCATCATTTTCTTCAATATCTTCCTCTCTTATTTCAGATATTAAGTCTTTGACTTCTTCACAAAGTAAAGATTCCTTATCATGTAACTTTTCTATTTGGTCTATTTTTTTCTCTATTTTATCTAGTATTTTATCTTTGTTCATTTAACCTCCTATGGTGTTCCAGATTGATATTGATACATACATCTAACAACCATTCTAATACCGCCTACAGGAAACAATGTACCCTCGTCTGTTTCTACTTGTACGACTTCTGTATCTAATGCGTTGCCTGATCTCGTTATATCACTTTCTAAAGCTGTTTCAATGGCAGTAATAAGCTCATTTCTTAAAGTGTCTATATTTGTGTTAGCACCTTTGACAAAACCTAGTAATACAAAATCAATAGTACCAGTTCTTGTTTTAGCACCACTTCCTAGTTCTAAATCTTCTCTGTTTTCTTCAGATGTTTGTACTATTACTGCTGGGTATTGTGCTTGTGATAATTCTTCTAATTCAAATGGTTGCCTTGTGCATAATTTTACATCAGGACTGCTGATTGCATCTACAACTGTTTTTATGTTACTTGCTATGTTTTCTCTTACACTCATATTCTTACTCTTCTTAATTCTTTTGCCACAAATCTTTCAAACCCTTTATTTATAATCTTTTCTGTTCTTTTATCAAACCCAAAAAACTTTCTTTTTGGTTCATTTAAAACTTGGTTAAATAAAGCTCTTTGTCTCATTTGTGCATTAGAAAAAGCTAAAGTTACTTTGCCTTTGCCTCTTTTTTTAACAGTTGATGAGGGAGTAAGACTACCTAACATACGACCCTCGTAAAACAAATCTACTGTTGTTTTTTTACCCTCTTTTTCTAATCGTTTAATATAACCCTCTGAATAAGGTGCAAAAGGCATACGTCTAAAATCAATACCTTTTTTTGTAAGTTCTCTGATAATTTCTAATAAGTGAAATCCTGCTTGTTTTAATCCTTTGTCAAATACTCTAGGTAAAAAACTTTGTGTTCTTTTTAGCTTTTTATCAACTTGTTTAATATTTGTGTTAACGTCTAATTTTACACCTTTGGGAACTTGACCCATAAGAGAGGCAATTCTTCCTCTTATCATACCAGAAGCTGCCATTCTTAAAGGTAATGCTAAAATTAATTGTACTGCCATTATTTCTCATTTGTTGGTGCAGGACTACATCTACAATCATCACAAGTACAAACTCCGTAGTCGTCTGCGTGTAACTCATCCTTGCAATGACAAGTGCAACCACACTTTTTACAAGTTTTCATTATCTTGTTAATCTTCTATATCCATGTAGAGGTTCTCTTTCACTAGCAGTTACTGTTCCACCAGAATCGCTATCGTACTCTACTCCGTCTTGCAATATAGTTTGAAACTCTTTGACAAAAGCTGAATTGTAAAACTCAATCATTCTTTCAAAACGATCTTTGTCAGCTTCAGGTCTAAATTTAGTTAATGATGGTAAAAAATATCTTGATAAAAATAAATATACACCAGCTCTTTTAAACTGATCTAAATTAACTTTTGTATTAACCATTTCAGCAGTATTTAAAACAGTTATATCTGTATAGATATTGCTTTTGTAAGTTGGAAACCACTCAATCCTTAACTGTCTAAAAATATCGTTTGTTGTTTGAATAATGTAGTGTGAAACTTTAGAGTCGCCTGACGCAATACCAAAACTAAAAGCATCTGGTTGATATGTTTCTATTTCGACAACATCACAAACATTTGCACCTGTAAAGTTTGCCATATTAAAATACCAGTAAGATAACTATAACAATAACAAGTCCTATGACTATCGGTCTTGGATTATCGTCTATAAAAAAACCTATCTTGTCTAGTTTGTCCATCTTACTTTTTTCCTTTTTTCTTTTTACCTGGTTTAAGTTTTACAACATTTTTAGCTTTTTCAACAACCTTTTTTACTGCTGATTGTTCTTTTAATGGTGTGAAACCTCTTACTTTAAAATGTGCTTTATTAGCTTCGTATTGCTCTTTTGATCTTGTTATTGTCTTTTTGCCATTTGTTAATTGTATATTCATATATTCTCCTTTGTTAAAAGTGAGGGCAGTTGCCCACCCTCACAAAGTACCCAATTATTATTGGATTGATGAATCAGAGTGTAATTCGACACCATAAGTATCGTTTAATTCTCCAACACCATATACTGAAGTTGCAACAATCTCATCTGCTCGTAGAGAAGCATCTCTTTGAGTTTCGATTTTGAGGTCTTGCATCATAGCTAAACCTAATGCGTCTTTATGGAACACACCTTGTTTGTAATCTCCAGCAGTACCATCGTTATCTATGTTTGTTGTTTCATAGATAGGTACTCCACCTAATCTTCCAACAAAACCATTTCTTAATGCTTCGTTTGCTAAATCATTACCATTTGCATTTGCAAAAGTATTAGTCAAATTAGCTTTAAGATCATAAGCGACCATTGGATGTAAAACTGCTGATACTCCGTCCATTGACACTCCAGCGTTTCTTACATTTGCTATTGATTGAAATACTAATGCTGCAGTTAAAGCTGTTGAGCCAGAACCGACTGCTGTACTAAAACCATCAAATAATGCTGTTAGGTCTGTGTCTTGTTTTTTTGCAATCGCTTCACCAAACAATCTACCAATATCTGCTGCTACGTTTCTTGGAGCTGCATTTCTTGCTAGGTCTGTTAAAGTTGTCATAATCCCATTTTCAGATGCTGTTATAGTAACTGAAGTAGGATTGATTGCTGTGTTAGATAAATCAGATGCTTCCGATACTGCTGCTGCACTTACTGCTGCATAGATTGGAACTTCTATTTGCTTACCACCACCTGATATAGCATAATTTTTTACAAGTGGTCTCATAATTGATTTTTCACTTGCTACGAATAATGCCTCTGCCACTATCTCTGTGTATAGTTCCGATAGCGTAGAACTTGTGCTTTCGTTTGCCATTGTTATTTTTCCTTATATTTATTTGTTTAAGTTAATTTGAGTAGGTTTCGAGTCTCTTTGTTTGCGATACTCTGCATACTTTGCACGATCCTCTGGCTTACTCATATCTAGTTCCTGAATGTTGAAAGGTTTTACAGTTTTACCCTCGATGGCACTCTGGCTTCCTGATCCAGACTTTGACCCTTGACGGAAATGTGGGTTTGCATCTAAAAACTCTTTTACTCTCTCTTCGATTGTGAAAAGATTTCCTTTTTCGTTATATCGAATATTGTTATTATTATCAAGTATTTCTACTCTTCCATCATCATTTAATTTGATGCCATCTTTTAGTAAGGCAACAACTTGACCTGGATTAATTGCTTGGTTTTTAGAAGCAACAGATAATACAGAGTTATCAATCTTTTCTTTTTTAATTTCGTTCTTATACCTTAAAATTTCTGAATCTTTTTCAGATATTCTTTGTTGCATAAGTTTTTCAAGCTCTGCTTTTGATTTAGCTTCTTTAACTAGCTTTTCTTTAGCAGCATCTTCTTCTTTTTTCTTTGCATCATCTAACATTCTTTGGTGCTTCTTTTGTTCAGCATCTAATCTTGATTTAATAATGTTATCTAATTGCTCTTGTGTAAAAGTCATTTCTTTTGCTTTTGGAACTTCTACTTTAGGTTCTTCTTTTGGTGTTTCTTGTGTTGCAGGTGCAACAGTTTTTTGTTCTTCGGACATAGTTCACTCCTTTATTAAGTTATTAGTTTTCCGCTACTATCAAACCAATCAGGACTGACGTAGCTCCATTGATGACGACAATTATAACCACCACGAACTACCAAAGGATTTCCAGCTTTCTTACCAGTCCAACTTCGACTAGCCCATAGTTTTCTGACTTCATCAATCGTAAAAAGTCCATTTTTTTTACCGATAGTTCTACTTACCAAACCTCTGCATATTTGTCTAGTTGTAGGAATAATGTCTCCATAATACTTAACATAAGTAAGTCCTGCATCATTAGCTTTGTTAAAGTTTAATGTTGCATCAAAGTCTCTTAATGAGTCGTTTAATAGCTGACCTGCATATCTTTTCATGTTTTCTCCAGCTCTATCTCTGCCAAATTTAGATTGTAATGTAGCAACTGCTTTCTCTACCTTACGTTGCATACGTTTTTTATTCTTATTGTTTTTAACAAACTTAACTAATCTATTCATTTCTGGGTCTTTAGAACTTGCATAAATACCATTAATAGTTTGTCTTAATTCTTTTTCTAGTACAGTAAATTCAGTTCCTAATAATGTGTTTTGATAAACCTTGTCTGACAATGTTCTAGTGAATGTATTTGATATATCTTTAAACTGTGTAAAATATTGTTGCTTTAAATTTTGCACTAAAGCTAAATCGCCTTTTGTAAGTTCTTGAAATGCAGGTGGTATTCTGCCTATTCTCTTAAATGCTCTTTCTACTCTTTTAGCTTGTTTGTTAAATCCCTCTCTAACAACTGTATCTGTCCATGCTAAATATTCTCTTTCTAATATTGCTTTAATTTGTGGTCTAATAGCAATAGCTGCTCTTAACTCTATTAGCTTACCATCAGTAAGTGGCAATGATCTACCAGCTAATGCAGTTACATCATCTTCTATCTTATCTAAAACTTTAGTGAGTTGTTGGTAATATTGTGCTTCAGCAAACTCAATTTGCTTGATTCGATAATTGGTCATTTGTTGGGTAATATCTGCCATAAACTTTGTCTATCATAAAAAAGTGAAAAACTCAAAAAAGCATTTTCTTTATTTTTTTTCGCTTACTGCCAAGCCACTTATTTTTTGCCACAATTCACTTTGCTTACTTCTAGAGCATTCCGAAAAAGTGCGTGTGGTATAATAGTAAAAAAAGGAGGTGATTTTAAAAAATGATTATACAAGATAAATATGGTTCTACTACTGTTTCTGAACTAGTGAATATATATACTATCAGAAAAGGCATTGAACGAAAATCAAACGAATATGAAAAGCACGAAATTATGTTTGAGTTTAGACGAACTCACACTAAAGATTTAATGGTGCTGTATTGGTTTGAGGTTGAAAAATCGTTGGGTGAAAAAGCATATTTAAAATTAATATGTGATTACTATAAAACACATATTAAAAATAGAAAATGTCTTTTGCTAAAAGACGATTATCATAAATAAATAAATAAATTAAGGCGATCAGAAATGGTCGCCTTTTTTATATCTGTTCTTCTTCTACTTCTTGATCTTCTTGCTGTGGTTCATCTTGTGTAAATTCGCCTACTTCTGTTTTGTTGTCTATTTCATCAAAGATAATATTTAATTGTTCGTTGTCATCTACAACAGCTCTTGCAATCTCTTTGTCTATTTCTTTGCCTAATGTTGGCGATCCTACATTAACTGATTTAGCTTGTTGGTAGAACATAAGGTCTGCTGCAAAGTCTCTGATGTTAAATGTTTCAGGGTAGTTTATTTCTCCATCAAATTTTGTGTTTTGGAAATCAGCATATAATTTAAATAGTTGTTCTTCTGCTAATTGTAGATTGTCTGCTTTTTCTGATAGTCTTGCATTTAATAATTCAAATTCTGTTTGTAAAGCTATGCCTGATGATACTGCTTGTTTAGTAGTTCTTACTGCTCCTGTATGAGCTATTCTATTTATAGCATCTACTTTCTTTGTAATAGATTCCATAATAGCTTGTAAGTTTTGTCCGCTTGGTTGCAATAGATATGGTTTAAGATTTGGTTCTATCTCTTCTGGCATTTCTATTATTGCACCAGCTCCAGCAGAAGCATTTACCGATGGTGTTTTAACTAACGATGGATGATTTGTTAATCTAATAAGCTGTTCTATTTCAGAAAACTCATTGTAGATAGCTTTTTGCAAATCAGCAATATCAGTTAAGTCAGATTGACCAACAAATCTCTTATGAGATTTTGAGTTGTATAAGATAACTGCTGGTATCTTGCCAATCTGATTCTCGGCAGTATCTATTAATCTTGGTTCAGTTCCAGAGTCATCCATATAAACTGTGTCTATACGATCTGGAAACCACATCCTAAAATAAGTACCACCCTCTTTATCTACCTCTTCTCTAATTTTAAGATAGTCTAAAGAATACTTACCATTAATTTCTCTTTTGTAATTCCAGTCCATTATGTTTTCAGGAGTTACAATAGATAGGTAAGGTCTTATGTCTTGCTCTAGCTCTTGTGCTTTTGTTTCACTAACTACTTTTGGTTTATCTAAAACTAAAAGACAATGACCATAGATAGAAGCATAATTTTGAGCTTGTTTAATAACACTATCAAAATTGTTTCCATCTAGGTCAGTATCTCTTAAGAATGATTCTAAACTAGCTTCATTCTCCATATCTCCAAATTCCCTCGTTGGTTTGACTCGAAAAAGGAATGATGAGTAAATTTGGATTATGTTTCTACAATGATTGTCGCAAGGAGTATTTAGCAATCGTTGATTAAACTCGTTATCTAATTCTAAATTATATCTGTTTAAATATTGACCTACTTTATAATCATAGCCACCATTATATGACCTAATGAAATACTCCCAATTTGAAATGTTCTCTTTGTAGTCTTTATGAGTATCTAGTGCCTGATCTTTGTCGTATGCCATATTGCCTTTGTTTCATATTCCATCTTGTAGGAGCAGATAAGTTAGAATTGATAGTTAAGGGTTTTATATAATCTATTAAATAACCCAAAGCATCGTTCATGTGGTCAAATCCCTCTTCCTTATCAGGAATATTTGTATTCTCCTTGTATATTTGTCTTTGTAATCCTTTTATCAATGTTTTGCAATAATTACTAATGAAAATATGCCTATCGCCTTTAGAATCTTTTAGTCTTGAATTAACTGCATTGACTCTATCTCTAATTGCTGGATGCTTGTGTTTAACTTTAACTTTAAATCCTGCGTTTTGTAATATGCTTAAATCTGTTCTCCCACCAGCAGAAGTTTTACGTTGTTTAGATGCAGGATCAGGATAAACAAATATAGGTATTTTAGTTCCGTATCTATCTCGTATCTCTTGGCACATTTCGTCAGTATTACTTGAATATATTATTATCTCATCTACAAAATAAACCTTATCTTTTTCTATCTGTGCAACAGCAGCACTCATTGGGTCCACGTTAAAGTCCATTCCTAAATGTAATGGTTTAGACCAATCTATCTTACGTTCTATGACACTTTCTACAGGATGAAAATTGTAATAAACACTTCCTGCATAGTTCTCAAATGTACCCTCAAACTCTTGTCTAAATGTTCTAACATCAAGGTCTAATTTAGCTTGTTCCAATTCTTGCTTTGATACCATGCCACCTTGTAATGTTGTATATTGGAAGCTACTCCATTCTTTGTCATCTTTACCTTTAAGATATAATTCATAACTCCAATTTCCATATCCTCTAGGTGTACCACAAAATAAAACATCTCCTAAAGTGTCTGCAATAGAAGCTCGTAATACCTCGTACCAGGTTCTTTTATCTATATCTGCAAACTCATCTAATATTAAAAAATTAATTCCTGAACCTCGTAAAGCATCTGGTTGATCTGCTGATTTTAGACATATAACACTATTTGATTTCTTAACTTTAATTGTAAGGTTTGTTTCGTTTATATCTTCTATCCAATTAAATGAATGAAGCATTGTTTTTAGGTTAGACCAACATATCTCTTTAGCCATTTTAAAAGTAGGAGCTACATACCATATATTCTGTAATGGTTTAGCTGCATACTTCATCATTTCTGTAATTGCTAAATGTGTCTTACCAAATCTTCTACCTGATATAAGAACTCTAAACCTTGCTTTTGATTGACTAACTTTATGTTGTGCCTTTGTTAAGGTAATCTTCATAAATGTAGTATTTTACATTTCTACTACTGGTTTGCAACCATACTTAACTGCTAATCTATATTTATTGACATTCTCAATACCCTCTGCTTGTAGCAAAGTTAATCCATTTAATTGTGCTGCATAAGCACATTCTGCCCAAGAGTTATAAGGTTTAAATTGAACTGGAGCTTTACACTCTCCTGAAAGAAAGGAGCAAACTGACATAATTAACATAAACTTCATTTGTCAGACTCTTTAAAGAATTTATAAATTTTGCCTGTTGTTCCCATGTATTTAATGTAAGGTCTATCTTTCCATCGTTTATTCCATGCCCAGTTAGATACTTTAGCACCATACGTTTCAAAGAATGAAAGAAATACATCAATACTTATCTTCAATAATCTTTGTAATTTTTTTCCTACCTGTTTCATCTGTTTCCACCATTGCTTTTATTTTACCACAAGCCATTCTTACATTTTGTGGATTAACAGATCGTTCTACAGTCCTTTTCATTTTCAGGCAGGTACTCATTTTCTGATCCTTGACGTAAGTATGCTCGATTACACCGCCCTTGTATATCATACAAAGAGCAATTATTCCTACTGCTAGTTCACTCATCTTATTACCTATTAAAACTGTCGTATTGCTCGACAATCCATTTTGCTATTTTTCTAAAAAATTTTTTAATCTTTAATAACATTTATCCTCCGTTACTTCTAACTTTATCTTTAAGTTTTTCTATTTGCTCTATAAGTCTTTCTACATCAGACTGCAATCTTTTTATGTTAGTTGCGTTATGACGACTTTCTTTTAATTCTTCTTCTATTTGTTCAATATCTTTAATAGCATCTTCTATTAATAAAAATTGTTCTGCATCAGCAGGTAATGATCCCATTTCTCCTCTGGGCCACTTAATAGAAAACTCTACTGCCTTGTCTAAATCTTTTTGCATAAGCTCTAATTGTGTTGCATGATTATTAAGTTTTTCTGTAATTCCAAAATAAGCCCAAACACCTACAGCAACTGCAGCTATAATGCTTACTAGGTTTTTAATTGGCATTGCTATATTTGTAGATTCACTTACTTTCATTTCCAACCCATAAGTTTAAGTAGCCATTGTTCTATTTTGTCTATTAACTTTTTCATCTCCAGCTCCTTATTGCCCAATAAGCAGGACTCAATGATTTCTGTCCTCTTACTTTTCTTAACACTCCACCCATACGAGCCATAAAGCTACGTTTTCTAGCTGGTATGTGTTTTTTAATTGACATTGTTTTTGAGCCAAAATTAACTTTCTTAATTTTACCTGTTCTTTTATTACGAACAAAGACTTTAAACTTCTTAACGTCTCCTCGCATTATTTTACCAAGTTTTACTTTTCTTCCTCTATATTTAGCCATAGATGACTAATAGCATAAAATATTAATGTTTGCCACAAACATAACCAAAAACGTGCTTGTTCTTATACTTGTGATAATACATATTTCTACCAGGTAAATGTATTTTGTATTCTCTCACAATAACATTCTTTTTGTACCAATCAGCACATGATATATCAAAGATTTCTATGTGCATTAACTGACCTTTAGCCAATATAAGTGTAATAATAAGCTCTTTCATTTTTTAAGGTTATCAGCAAACAGTTTAAGCATGGCTTTATATGCTGATCCTCCTTGATAGTCTGTTTCTAGTTGATTAAATTCTTTTATAAGTTTGTACCAAAGGTCTTTGTATTGTGGGTCTTTTGTTTTATGGTAATCGTTAGCAGCTTGGTTAATTCTGGATAACAATTTGTCTCTCATCGTTTAAAATATCTCAATCTCCATTTATCACAAACATAATTATCTCTTACACCAAATGCTTTAAAAATGTTGCAAAAACCTCTTCTATTACTAAACCAAGCACAATTACCACAAGCAGATTTATTTTTAGATTGTTGAAAAGTTTGTGGTAGTCTATAATCTATCATTTCTCCATTAGAATAGAACATTTGTCGCTTCATCTACCTTGCCCTCTGTACTTCTTCCAACTTCTACGTTTATGTTTATTCATTGTACTCATCTTGGGTCGTCTCCCAATGGATGTTCCATTAAAAGTTTTTTCATAAACGACTGTAGCTCCCCAGACGTTACCTTTTCTTTTTGCCATCTTCTACTTCAACATCTTCAGCTTTGCCATCTATTATAAGCGGTAGTGGTTCTGTAACATTTGTCTGTTGTACTTTGTCAGACATACCTAATACGTTTTTACTTAAAAAGATTTGCATATTAGTATTGTCTTTCTTAACTGCTTTATCCCACATTTTCTTTCGTAAAGATGATTTTCCTACTTCTCTGTGAGTGTCTATAATTTCGGCATAATTTCTTTCTAATGTCCTAGCAGATACACCAAGCACACTAGCGATCTCATAAGTAGGACAACCAATAGAGGCAAGGTTTTTAAGGATTTCTATATCTAGCTTAATTCTAGGTCTGCCTACTACATTTTGTTTTTTCTGTGTCTTTGCCTTAATTTTGTCGTTTTTCATACTTCTATCTTCTCCATATTTAACACACATCCAATAGGAAATACATTACGATCACTAAAACTCTCTTCTGTTGTGTCATAAGATGCAAATGTCCACACATATTTCTTATCTTTCTTGAATATGTAGCCATGTGTTATCATTTTAGAGGGTAGGAACTTATTAAATTCTTGGGAGGTGGCGTGTCCTGAATCTCCTGTAATATCTAACCAGGTTATTTTATAAAAATAATACTTTTTTGAGCCAATCTGAATGTGGCGAAACTTTGATTTTTTTTTAGCCATTTTTAGTGTTTTGTTTTGTCGTATGACTCTACTACAGCTTTATAATAATTAAGCTGCACTTTCAATCTTCTATTCTCTAGGTGTAACTTTATAAGACGTTTTCTTACACGCTTAAATATTTTAAGAAAAAATTTACATGGTCTCATAGCTTATCTTTCAATGGCATATTCTCTTTAAACTTGTGTTTCCATTTTAGCTTACCCTCTGTCTCAATTTCGACATAATCTCCAAACTGATTACCTGTATATGTTATCCCCTCATTGCTTGACCCTAATTTAGTATGTTCTATAAGTTTGTTATTTAGTACTTGTTGCGATATGCGGTCTGTATGTGATTGCTCTTTATCCACATACTGAAATTTGTCATAATTTACAACATTAATAAGCGTTACTTTTCTGTTCTTGTGATTGGCTGTGGGCTGCAAGTGGGCGTGTCTAGTGGTTATCATTCCTCTTCGTACTAGCCGTAGTATGAAAGTACGCATTTCACTATAACTCATTTTAAACCTTTTAGCATTAACTCTTAAAGGGAATATTAGCTCTCCTCTTCTTACAAATATCTTATTATCTAAAAACCTTAATTCTTTATCCTGATGCGATGCAGATGAGATCATATATATCCAAGCTGATGCCTGTAATAGGTTCTTAAACACAGGATGTTGCCAAATATTACGATAGCAGATAAAATACCCTGATTTACGACTCATTTAATCTTCTCCTTATTTCTGCCAATATTTGCTGTTCTGTGCCATACCTTTTAACAAACTCTTTCTTACCTAAATGTACTGATACCTTACCAAACCGATGATGCTCTGGACACAGAGGAATAGTTTCATAATGTGAGGATCGCATCGCTAAACCTGTCTGATGGCGAATGTGGTGTATCTCTGCTGGTCTGGAGCATACATAACAACCCATTTCAGCTACTCGTCTTAAATGTTCTTTTTCTGCTTTTTTCATCATTGTGTCTATTTGTTTATTAAAGTCCTTACAATCCTTATCGGACATCATTTAGCTCTCCAAACAATAGCAGTTTTACCATAAGGTGTATTACGTCTTTTACCGCTATCTTCTACAAGGTCTAATTTTTGTAATTCTCTACACCTTGCACATACAGAGCTTAATGTCATTTCTAATTCTTCTGCTATTTCATAATTAGTATAGGATTGCGACTTTAATAAGTTTAATACTCGTTCTCGTTTAGTGATTTTATTCTTGGTATTTGCCCAAGCCGATTGGCTTGTATCTGTATAGTTATGAGCTGCGTAATCTAGTTCTAACTGTTTATTCATCTCCTACTCCCTTTTGCGAAGCCCTGCGAGGGAGGTCGCAGAGCTTCTAGTTTAAATATATTTATTTAGAGATAAATATGATTCGTTATAACATAAAAAACTAAAAAAAAAATATTCATCTCTGATTCGATTTATACAAGTGATTTGTTTTTTTTGCAATAAATATCGTGTAACGATAAATGGTAAGTAAAAAAGCTAGGTTTTATGCGGTTTATTTACTATTGCATTTGCAACCGATAAAGTTCATAATCCAGAATGTTTAAAAAAAATATAGGAGATAATATGAAGATAAAAGACTTTAGTGCTACCAAGTTGTTTTCAAAACAGTTTGAGACAATATTTGGTAAAGAAGCAACTTTTGGAGATATTTCAAAAGTGCAAAAAAATTCAAACGTGAACTTTTTAGGAAGCCACGTTGAATCATTTGTTAAAGAAAAGACAAATGCAAACACTACTAAAACAAAGGAGAAGTTATAGTGGATAGAAAAGAACTCAAACTAAAGCAGGATTATCATAAGACTCTTGAAAAAGAGAAAAAGGCAGAAGAAAGATACCTAGCTTTAAGAGAGAGAAAAAGACAATTAGCAATTAAGCTAAATGTCTATCAATTAGAAAGAGTGGCAGTTTAAATTAAAAGGAGATAAATATGAGAAAACACTTAATGGGAGTTATAGTATCTTTTACGCTACTTACAAATTGTTCTACACATTTGGTAGTAGATACAAAAGGTCGTTCAGGTACATTTGACAAATCAACAGCACACGAATTAACAGACGATAGAATAATCTGTAATCAGATTGTTAAGGAGAATGTTAATGGCACAGTAGATAATACTAAATACCTATATGCAAAGTATATTGAGTTAGCAACATTAGGATTAGTAAAAGCCAAAGAAAGAAAAGCAACAAAAATTAACAGGAACTGTTTGACTAAACGTGGTCATGCGGTTTTAAATTAGGAGTACAATGATAATAGCAAAAAACGAAAGAGGAATAAAAGACCAAATAAGACTTATCCTAGATAAATGGTCTGACTTTAGCGAAGAAGATAATATACAAAGGTTTAATGAGTATCTTGGTTTAAGATTAAGATTAAGACGTATATCATTAAATCTTACACAAACTAAAGTTGCCAAAATGTTAAATATAACATTTCAACAAGTACAGAAATATGAAAAAGGTACTAATGCCATACCGCTTCCAAAACTAATTATGTTCACAGAAGCTACAAATACAGATATGGATTACTTTTTTCGTATTCTGCATAAGCTGGATAAGAAAATATATATAAATGGAGGGAGATAATGATAAGTAAATCTAAAGACAAAAATAATAATCTAATAGAGTTTAATCCTAAAGGCGGTAGATACAGATACAAAGTAAATGGTATGCCAAAGCAAGGAGTAACATCACTTATAGGTAAAAGGTTTTCTGGTGGTGGTTTATTGTGGTGGGCAGAAAACTGTGTCTATGAAGCTCTTAAAGCTAAACTGCACTTTGAAAATAAACCTATTGACCATACGCAGCAGCTTATAGACGATCTTAAAGCTAGAGTTAAAACAATAAAAGAAGAAGCTGCAACCATTGGTACTAATCTTCATAAATTAGCAGAAGATTATATTAACGGAAAAGAAGTTGTTATGCCTGAAAGTGAACCTTTAAAAACTATGTTTAAAAAGTTTAAAGCATATTGGAAAAGGTCTGGATTTAAGGTCGTAGCGACTGAAAAGACGATGTATAGCGAGGAGTTAGACGTTTGTGGTACATCTGACCTCATAGTAACTAAAAAGGCGTGGAATGGTAAATATGGGATATTAGATATAAAAACATCTAAAGACTTTTACCCAGATCAAGTAATACAGCTTCATACCTATAAAAAGCTATGTGAAGATTCTTTAGGATATAAGATAGATTATTTGGCTATATTAAATGTACCTAAAGAACCTGCAAAAGAAGTTTCTTTACTTTCTGTAAAAATTAATCCTAAATATCTAAAAGCATTTAGAGCTTGTAAGTATATATTTAAGATTGAAGAAGAGTTTAAGAAACGAATGATAGAGTACAATAAACAAAAAGGAGACAAAAATGCAAAGTAAATATGGTAAGTTTATAGGTATTACACTCAAAGTACCTGAAAACAAATATGCTAAACCTAATCAATTTAAGTTTAAGACAAGCAATGCAAAAACTTTTATACTTGATAAATTAGGTAAGTGGATAAAATCAAGAGAAGTACAAGATGGTATTAGACAAGGTAAAGTGATAAAGTTAGGTCTGAAAGAATCTTATGATGACAGAAATCCACAAGATGAAAAGACGTTTATGGATATAACATTTTATTTAGGACCAGCTCCTGCAATGATGCGATCTGTTGATGGTTTTAAACCAATAGGACAAGTCGTGCAACAACCTGTTGCACAAGCTAGACCTATGCAACAACCTAAACCAATTATAAACGAAGATAGTGAGCCACTAGATGACGAAATTCCGTTCTAAAAGAAAAATAGCTGGTTATTATTGGAATGGTAAAAAGTTAATAATATTATATGAGGATGAAAGGTAACAATGGATGCAATAACTTTTAATAGTAATGAAGTATATAAAGCAATGGATGAAGCAGCAAAGAAATGGAGTGAAGCTGCTGAAAAAGAAATACTACTAGACGAACATAGAAAATCAACTTTTTCCAAATGTTTTGCTAAACATAAACTTACTTGTAAGTCTGTAGCAGAAGCAGAACATAAAGCTAGGACAGATCAAGAATACACAAATGTCGTAAAAGATTTTGCTACATCTACTAGAGAGCTTATTAGAGCTAAACTAAACTATAATAACCTTGATAGACTAGCATCATTAAGACAAACAGAAGTCAAAAGGGATTTATCTTTAGTTCACAAACAGGAGGGATAATGATAATATTAGGCAGACCAGTAAAAATGAAATATATAATTATTACATTAGTTCTTATTATTATATTTGTAGGCATTGTCGGTTGCTCTAAAATGGAGTTTGATCCTAAAACAAGTCTAATAAGATATACTATTCAAAACAACAAATAATTAGTGTTTAGTAAAATACAAGCCATCTAAATCTGATTGTTCTGTTATCTCTTTAAATGTATAGCTGTAGTCCACAATCATAGCTTCAGGATGTTTGTTAAAATCATCTAGTGTCTTTTTAATTTTAGGAAAGTTTGGTTTGTTATCTACAAAGCGTAGTGAAATAAAACTTTCAAAGTGATGAGGACTGAATACTTCTATTCTTAAATCAACAATAACAAAGTCATTATTATTTTTTACCATTTCTAAATATCTGTGTGCCTTTTATACCAAAGATAGAAGCTACTACAGTTATCCAGAGTGTTTGAAACCAAACAGGTAGATTGCCAAAGTGATGAAAGAATAATTCTATTTTTTGCATCATAGCAGGGTCATCACTAAAGACTGCATAAGCAAGAACAATGATAGGAGCTGACAGTATAACTAAAACAAACTCGTCTTTATAATCGTTTTGTCTAGCTTCTAATAATTTACCTTGATACTCTGTCTCTCCTCTTGCCATCTTTTCTGCTGTAAGAAGAGCTGCTTGAGACATTGCTTCTTTTTGCTTTTGTTTATTTGCATAAACTTTAGCACCTGTTTGTAATGCTATTTTTGCTAATCCGAACCACATTTTAACTCCTTTAATAATTCGCAATAATGTATTGCCTTGTCTATATCCTCTTTACCATTTTTCTTATTGTATCTGCAAATGTATTTTATAATTGAACCTTGTATAAAAGATAAGTTGTTTGCAGTTATAAATTTTATTGGTTGTATTTTAAAAGATTTATAATGATTGCCGCCTATTTGTTTATCAGTTGCTTTCTTATGATGTTGTAAATCTGTATCAAAATCACTCATACTATCTTACCTATCCATTTACCTTTATTGTTTAATACCATAGGTAACAATCTAGGAATACCATTAAGTATTACTCCACAACCTAATATAAATCTTGTTCTAAAGTTTTTTGCATAGTTCATAGATAAACTTTTTTGATTTATCAGACATCCAACATTCATACCAAAGAATAAGTTATCTGGATTTGCCCACCAAGATATAACAAACTTTGTATGATAATGACCCTGCACAGCACTCATACCCATTGTTTGAGATACCTTTAAAATGTCTGCACTTCTACCATGTGTAAAGAAACATCTTTGACCATTAGACATAGTAAGAGTTAAATCATCTATCCATTTCCATTTCTTTGTTCCTAAAAAATCTCCGTAGTCTTTTAAGAACTCTCTACTCATTCCAAACTTTAAAGCTCTACGATAAACCAAGCTAGAGTGGTTACTATCTACTTCTATCATTTGTGGAAAAATAGATTCTAATTCTTTAACATATTTTTTTGATACTTGTAGTTCGTGTCCTGGAGAATATAAATCAGGATCGTGTGTGTGCATATTGATAGCATGAAAGTCTAGTAGGTCTCCGATATTTACAATGAAGTCTGGTTTAAATTCTTTTTTAATTTCTTTTAAAAATGCAAAACTATCTTGATGGTGGAAAGGTATATGTAGATCACTTATAACTAGAATTGATTTGTGCATATAATGTTCTTATATGCTATTAGTTGTGTTATTGCAACAGGGAGTAGAGTAAGTGAGTAGTTGCGATCAAACAAATAGACCACATTACTTTTTCCATTCTTGAAACTCTCATTTCTAAATGAGCTAAATGATTTCCTCTTAATGTTTGTATTTCTTGTTTCAGTAATTTTATTTCTCCCTCAACTCTAATAATAGCTTCTCTATTAATTTGCCCTGTTGTTGCCATGATTACTTTTTCTTTCTAGCTCTTTTTATACCTCGTGAAATGTATATGTTTTTATATAAGCTAACTTTTTTACCAAATAATTTATCGGCTTTTCTCTTTACCTTTTTATAAGTTTTTGTTTTCTTATTAAAAGGTTTAGACTTACCTAATTTCTTTGGTCTCTTTCTTTCGTATATTGGTTTTTTACGAGCCATTATCTTTTCTTTTTCTTTTTTTTATTTTTCATTTTTTTAGGTCTGCCTCTTTTTGACCCATAAGTACCTTTTCCTTTTGGCATATTATCCTCCTAGTTTGTTAATTTACCATCTGACCATTTAGCGTCAGGTAATCCATTAGTATATTTTTTTCCATCATACGTCAATATTTGCTTTCTATTTGACTTGTCAGCGTAACTACAATGAATCCATCCAGAGTTTGCTTCGCCTGTCCAATATTCTAATATTAATTGATCGAACTCGCAGTTATTAGAAATCCACATTGCTACTTGCAAGTTTGACACACCACCTATTTCAAAATCGACTGCTTCTCCTTTAGTGTGTTGTGATGTTGCTTTACTACCTATTGCTTCGCATAGTTCAGGACTTCTATAACCTGATGTAATAATAACTGGTTTTTCAAATTTAGCTCTTACTGGTTCTAATATATTATAACAAACATCAGTTAAGCTATTTATCTCTCCTGATCCTGCTTTATTAGATATACCTTTTCTAGTTGCAGTTTGTGATTTTTCAAACTCTTCTAATGTAAAATGTTTTGATAGTCTCATTTTGGGATTCCTAGTAATTTACGTTTATCAAATAGGTTGGTGTTGGCAAACTTTCCGTTTGCATGATTGTAATGTAAAAAAACTTGACAGCATATATCTCCTGTAAATTTCTCTCTCCAATGTTCTAATTCACATCCACTATATATCAACATATCGCCTTGATGTAAAAGCACTTTTTTACCTTTTGGAGGATTAGGTTTGTGTATTTCTTTATACTCATCTATAACAGTATTAGCTCCAGTTGGGTCTAAATATATTGCCCATAAATCGCCTCCTAAATGTAAAGTCGTAGATATTTCACAACTAGGTCTATCTTTATGTTTTCTTAATACATTACCTTTATTGTAAATTCTTGTGTAAGAATAAGTAGGAACAAGACTTAATCCTGTTTTCTTTTCCATAATAGGTTTGACATACAATAATAAAGTTTCCATAACCCAATCAGCATATTTAGAATAAGCTCCTGGTACTTGTTGATCTACCCAATTTCCTATTATTGGATTTGCTGGATTAATAATATTATTTTGTGTCATATAATACACAGCATCTTGCTGTAGCATCATGTAGTTAAAGATAAAATTAGCCATATCTTTAGGTATAGCTTCTTTAATTATTTGGTATTTATTCTTTTTAAAACTCATATTTGTATAAAGTTATAAGATACAGAAACTCTCCAGCTCTTTTCTCCTTTATCTGTATTAAGGTTTATATCAACGCCATGTGGAAGCCAAGATGGAAAAAATATCATCCTACCCTCTACAGCTTCATAAGCTACAACTCTCCACAACTCTTTAGGCATATTATCTACTCGTCTTGGCATATGTGTATTAGGTCCAGGTCTTGGGTCTTCTATAAATAACTTACCAGAGTTTTTAGGAACTTTAATATAATAAACACCAGACCATAATGAATTAGGATGCGTATGTGTTTTATTGTAACTGTGTGTAGGATTAATATTTGCCCACATATTGCCTAAACCTAATTTCGGTTTTATGCCATAATCTTTATTACACATTTCTGCCATTACAAACAACTCTTGTATTAAAGGTTGATATTCCTTTTTATCATTCATATTAGTTTCGCTGTGCCAACCATAACCTGAATTGGTTTTAAACTCTCCTGTTGGTTTGCCTTTTTTAACATCTTGTTTATGCCAAGACCTTATATGTTTAAATAAATATTGATTAAGTTGTTGTGCGTTAGGTAGGTCTCTCCAATAAAAAGGTGTAGGAAATAATACTTCTCGTTTCATTTAAAAGGTGTTCCTCCAAACCACATAACTAAAGATCGCCTTATTCCTTTCTTAACAGGTTCTACTCTATGTTTCATAAACGAGGCAAAGAACACAGCTTGTCCTTGTTGTAATGTAATTTTACTTTTACTATCATCAAAAGCTAAATCACCACCTTTAAATTCTGATGGATCAGATAACAAACAAGTCATAGATATTTTTCTAATAGGATGTTGTCCTGTTTGTCCAAAAGCATTTAAGTCCATGTGCCAATCATAAAATCCACCTTTAGGATATTCTGTAAATTGTGCTGGTTCTGTTAATCTAACATTATCAAACATCATGTGATTTAAATTTACAATAGAGAGTTGATTTTCAATAACTTTGTACATTTCTGGCATTTTATGAAATGGAATCCAACTTATTGTAGTAACTCTTTTTTTAGTGTCTTGCTTACCATCTTTACCACCACCTACTTTAGCTTGTTCTGGTTTTTGTTGATGACCAGCTTGTATAATTAATCTACATTGTTCAGGTGTAAACATGGGTCTAGTTGTTGTAGCAATATAAGATTGCCAATGTGGCATAAAAGGTATCATTCTAATTGTCCTCCTGCTGTTCTACTTGATACTGGGTTATACTCTACATCTACATTACAAACTAATGTTCTACGTTTTTCTTTAGTTCTGTTAAAAGGATAAACGCAATGTCTCATGTCGTAAGGAAATATATAGAAATCTCCTACTCGCATATTTGGAGAATAATCTGTTTTAGAAAATTGACCATTAGCTGCACCTATAATTTGTAATCTACCATTCATAGGTTTTGATTCTGCTGAATATTCAACACCTGTATCTTTAGGTAAATTCATAATCATAACTGATGATAAACCTGTATAAAGCATACCTTGATGAATGTGTACTGGATTGTATTCGTGAGCTTTCATTTCATTAACCCATATAGAGTTTATGTTCATATTGTATTCTTGTATTTTATTCCAATCTAAATAATGTTTAAATACTGTATAAAACCATCTTAATACATCTTGTGAAATAAAATTATGTCTGTGCATTTTATCGCTATCTTGACCTCCATAGAATAAAGATACTTCATCTTTAATTTTACCTACTAATTGTTTATTTGCTTTTGGTAAGTTCTTCTTTTGTACTTGATATAGTTTTTGTAAATAGTTAAACACTTCTAAAGGCACTTGATATTTAAGTACAGTTTGCCCTAGATAGACAAAATCGAACTTCATTTTTTAAGTTTCTTTTTTTCTTTGCCTTTAGGTAATAACTCGCCTGATTTTCTAACTCTTTCTAAAGTATGGAGCTGACCTAGTACATTAAAGACTTCAGGTTGAGAAGAACCTGGTGTTAGCGTGTCTTTTTGATGTTGTAGTCTTAACATATAAGAATCTGCTTGATGGGTATTTACATCCTCTTTGTCAAAGTTTCCATCATCAAACTCTTTCTTTAGTTTAGACCAAGTTGCTACTTCTCTCATTCTATGTTTAGCAACTAGCTCCATACTTGCTTGGGCATAAACTTTTTCTTCTAGTTCTATTTCTAGCAATTCTTTTTCTAACTTATCTGTTTCTTGTTCTATTTTTTTTTCTATCTTTTTAATTTCTACTGCGTTCTTTCTAGCATCAAAAGATAAGTGCATTAAGTTTTCAAAGTGTGTGTTTTGTTCTCTAACAGATTGCCAATACTTTGCAGCTTTAGTTGGATATTTATTATCTGACAATACAGAAAATCTCATCTCGGTTTCTGTACGAAACATTTGTTTCTTTTTCCAAGTATCTTTTAATTCAGGAATAAGTTTTTTAAATTCTTTGACATCATGCTGGTCTAATATTTTCGTCAAATATTTAGACTCTGTTTCAGCAACGATTTGGATGTTTCGTTTTTCCTTTGACATAAGGTAGTGCCAATGTACTTATTTCTATATAAAAATCAACTATGTTGTTGTTAGCGTCTTGGTTGCACCTGATAATGCCCATTCTTGGGTCGTAGTTTCAAATTGAGATGGTCCAGAGCTAGAACCACCAGCACAAAGAGCAGAAACTCCTGATCCCATTCTTCCATTAGCCATGTATCTACTAGCTGTGCCTAAATCACCTACCTCTGTCCAGCTTGATCCATTCCAAGTTTCTGTTTCGTTTTCACTATTTGATGCACTTGCACCTCCAATAGCTAAAGCATCATTACTTCCTTCTCCAGCAGAACCTGTATCTGTTCTTCCTAAATTTAAATCACTTACTTCTGTCCAGCTTGTTCCGTTCCAAGTTTCTGTAACCGCTGTTTTAGGTGGTGATTGTCCTCCAAAAACAATGGCATCTGAATTACTGCTTCCTGTTCCACCTGCATTATATCTCGATGTGTTTAAATCTCCTACTTCAGTCCAAGATGAACCATCCCAAGATTCTGTTATTCCTAGAAGAGAACCACCCCAACCTCCAACAGCAACACCTGATGTATAAGTTCCACCAGCAGCTAAATATCCTCTTGCGGTATTTACGTCTGCTATTTCAGTCCAAGAACTACCATTCCATTGTTCAACATTTGTAACATACTGCTCTCCTGCCTCTGCATAACCAGAAACATTTAAACATTCAGTATTGTTTGTTCCCATACCAACAGCATAAGCTGTTGCACTTCTTGTTAAATCTCCAACTTCAGTCCAAGAACTACCATCATAATCTTCTGTTATATTAAGATAAGTAGTTGGAGCAGAATTTCCCCCAAATACTAATCCAGCACTATTACTTTTTGCTGATCCAGAACTATTATTTCTTCCAGTATTTAAAGCTCCACCTGAAGCCCACGATCCAGTTCCTTGTGCAGCATATCCTTTAAGTGTTGATGAACTTGTATTAAACCAAACTTGTCCTAGTTGTACTACTGGTGCTGATGGGAAAGACCATTCTTCTGTAGTTGTTACTGAAGTATTGCCTGCTGCACCGACTGCAGCTGTATTATTAGCTGCTGCAGCACCCATTTCTGATCGTGCTGTACTTAAATTATTAACTTCTGTCCAAGATGATCCATCGTAAGATTCTGTGTTAGTTGTAACAGATGGTACAGCTCCTCCAAAACTTAAAGCCGAAGTTTGAGTACCACCTACTCCATTGAAATTAACAGCGGTGTTTAAATTAGATCCTTCAGTCCATGATGAGCCATTCCAATATTCAACATTGGCTGTTCTCCAGGGAGAAGAAGGAATTTCACCACCAGCAGCTAAAGCTGCAGTTTGAGTTCCAGTACCAGACGCTATTTTTGCAGTGTTTAAATCTCCTGTTTCTGACCAAGCTGATCCGTTCCAAGTTTCAGTTACTGCTTGATAAGGAGGTCCTCCACCATAGCCTAAAGCAGCTGTGCTTGTTCCAGCTCTTCCAATTCTCATTCTTGCTGTATTTAATTCATTAACTTCACTCCATGAACTTCCATTAAAAGTTTCAGTGTTATCCATATTGGTAGTTCCAGGAGTTCTACCACCAAAATCGACAGCTGCTGTAGTTGTTCCAGCAAGTCCAGTGCTATTCCTTCCAGTGTTTAAATCTGCTATTTCTGTCCATGAAGTACCATTGTAGGTTTCCACATTAGCAGTAGTATTATTGCCTCCAGCTAAAATAGCTGCTGTTGCAGTTCCATCTGCTCCTTGAATCACTTGACTTCTTGCAGTATTTAAATTTCCACCACTAGACCAAGCTCCAGCATAAGGTTCAGGATCAGTAGCAACTGATTGTATATGTATTCCTCTAATTTCTTTATATTTCGTCATGCTGTTGTACTCGCTAATGTTAAGTTTGCAGTAGGAACATTCCATTCTTCTGTGTTTGCAACAGCGTCTGACACTAAACCACCGAATGCTAAAGCAGAACTACTAGTGCCTGCACCACCATGATAGTATCTTGCCGTTGCCATATCACCAACTTCTGTCCATGTAGAACCATTATATGATTCTGTAGTAGCAGAAACTGAACCTGTGTTACCGCCAAAAAGTATCATAGAAGTTTGTGTCCCGTTACCTGAAGATGCTAAACCATATCTAGGACTGTTCATAGCTGGAGTGGTTGTCCAACTTGTTCCATCCCATGATTCTCCAACTCCAGAAAGAGGAGTACCACCTCCATTCGCTACTCCTGCGGTTGTTGTGCCAGCTCCTGCCCAATGTCCTCTCGGGTAACTTGTATCATTTACTTCTGTCCAAGCAGAGCCATTCCAAATTTCTGTTACAGTTGAATAAGGAGGTGTATCTCCCCCTGATATTAATGCAGCTGTCTGAGTACCAAAAGATGCTGCAACCGATCTTGCAGTATTTATTTCCGCTATTTCAGTATAATTTGTTCCATCCCAAGATTCCACAACATTAGCTGGAGATGATGGTCTTCTTCCTGCTATGGCTAAACCTGCCGTTGCAGTTCCTGCTGGTGCTATTCCATCTCCACCTGTATTTAAATTATTTACTTCTGTCCAAGAAGTGCCATTGTAAAGTTCGTTGTTTGTTGATCCTGGACTTCCCCCCGATGCTAATGCACTACTGGTTGAGATACCCATACCACCTCCCATGAGCCAATACGGAGCGCTACTTAAATCTCCACCAGCTGACCAAGATCCGCCAGGCAATCCCCCAACAACTGGATCATCATCTAGTGCTTGTATTGTTACGCCTTTTATTTCCTTATAAGTTGCCATAATTTTTAACTCGATGTTATTGTTAGA